TTGTTTAAAATAATTTTCATATCAATACAACCTCTCTTTCTTTTTTATAACTCATTATATACATCTAAAGCAGATTTAACATCATTAAATCTACCTATATGTTTACCTCCATTATAGACAATGAAACATATTTTATTATCTAAAATGTTAGTTTGTGCTACTAACTTCTTTCTCTTATCTGTTTTATCCCAACTAACAGCAATTTCATTATTGTAAGTTTTAGTTAAATCATCAATTTCTAACTTTGATTTTGCTTTATAGTTACGTCCATCGTGTGCCATTATATATCTCCTTTCTAAATCTTCCTTATCGACATTAACTCTCTTTTCTTGTAAATGAAATTTATAGTTCATAACCCAATCTTTCTTTATAAAAGGATTCAATCTTATTCCATTCTTCAATTGAAATACCACCACGGTCGAATTTTTCTTGCAGATTATAAAAGCATTGAATTAAATAACGGTCATTATGCCAATCTTTATATAAATCAGCAAAAACATAAAATCCATTAGGACAATATAATGGAAAATGTTGCCTAAATTTGTCAAAATTTGCTCTATATCCACGATTAATAATTTCACGATATACTAAAGAAGTATAGTACATAAAATCGTTTATAGGATATTTCATAATTGGATTTACTAAGATATGATTTGGTGAACCATTTACATTTATGTTACGAGCTATGCAACAACATTCACGCCATTGTGATATTAATTGCTGTCTTGGTAAAACCTTGATTAAATCTTTATGCTATAATCGCACAATTACTCATCCTTTTCTTCAATTTCATTAAAATTAACCTTTTTAAAAATGACAGAACCTTCTTTTTCATCTATAAAAATTTCAAAAGGTGCTCCAGGCTCAAAACCAATTTCTTTATAGTGTTCTCTTATTGGCTTAGGAACAATCAATCTACCTAAATCATCTATTCTTCTGATAATACCAGTAGCTCTCATAAGTTTTAACCTCATTTCTTCTTAAAGTAGACTTAAATTGTTTAAACTCTAAACATATCTTCGTATCGCTCTATGTTCCATTCATAATTTTTATAGGGTAAACAAGCTATGCCTCTATTAGTTTTAGTGTCATATACAAAAGCCATAAGTTCAACTGTTGATAATTGCTTATTTGTTACATCTGGTTTTATACACTGTCTTAATCTAATATTGTATTTTTTATTACAAATTAAAGGGATTTCCATACCATCTGTAATGTTAAATCCCTTATACGTCACATTGTAATACATTTTCTCTTCAATCATAATTTATCACCTCTATTAATCATTTATCTTCACATTTAATCTTAGTAAGTGTGGTATATATAGTCCATTCTTCATCAACACCACCAACATATCCTGGGTCTCCTACTTTAAACTTAATAGAAACATATATAGAAGTCTTTGTTGTGGTAATATCTTTATTAGCATTTTTTAACCTGGAGAACTCAACATACTGGTGTTCAACCCAATCTTTCATAAACTGTTTTGCATTTTTCTTTTTAGAAAAATACTTACAATTATTTTCAAAGCAATAAACGCCACGCATATCTTCACGAGTAATTTCATAATCAACCTTATACATAATAAATCCTCCTCTTTAAACATAAAAAATAACATTTATCTGTTCTTTACTATAATATAGTATAACAGATAAATGTTATAAAAGTTTATTATTATTGTAAATAAATTGTTAAAGTTAGCATTTAATCATTATAATAGATTCTCTTGACCAATTACCTCTGTAAGCTAAAATAGAAGCTACATCATAAACTAACATTTATATCATATGATTTTAGAAGCCTTAAATAGCTTATCTTCTGCCACTCTAACAGCATCCCAAACTTGTTTAAGTTCTTCATCATCATATAAATCATTATCCAAAGTATCTTGTATTTCATCTGCAAATTGTTTTATATTTCTAAGTAGATTATTAAATCTATGATAGTCTACTGTACTTTCTTTTATAATCATAATAAATCAAATCCTTTCTATATTATCCTCTACAAAAATAAGTATTTACAAATCCATCTATAAGTTTATTATAACTTATAAATATTAAAATAGTTTAATATGAATGTAAATAAATAATTAAAGTTATTTGTAATGCTTTCTAAGATAATCTAATGTAGCGTCTATTCCAGTATCTCCGTATTCAGCTTCTATTTCTTTTTCTATTTCATTTACTGTATTATCATCGTAATTAAAACCATTATTATCTAATTCATCAGTTTCTATTTCCGTTTCTTCCTCAGGGAAATATTTTAAAACTAATCCGTCATAAAACATATCAGCATAGTAAGGTTTATTGGGGAATTTACGATTACAATAATCTCTTAATTCTTCTTTAGTAGGTTTAGTTTCTTTTATAACAATGACTGGAAATATAGCGTCTTCTCCAAATGCTTTTGCAACTGCTAAAGCTCTATGTCTACCTTCTTGACCATAATTAACATAATCAAGATTTGGAATAGGAAATTTATCTCCTTTTAACATAGCCTTAGCATATTTATCTACATTAGATTTTTCAGGTAAGTTTTTATAAAGATAATCTATATTCTTATTAAATATTTCAGAACAACCTTGCATATAATCTCTGGCTGTCATATATTCAACCTTAGCGTCTTGGCCTTTTTCGTATCTCATATAATCATTAATAGTGACATTACCTACCATAGTAGGTCCAATATATTCTGACGCTATTCTATCAGGATTATCTATGGAATAAAACGAATTTGAAGCGTTATAACTTTCACATAAAATTATCATAAACTCACCTCCACCAGTAAAATTATCAATATTAGTAGTAACTTAAAACGTTATGTTTATAAAAGAAAAAAGCACAATCAATTCTTAAACTAATTGTGCTTTCCATATTTTTTTTCTAAAGTTGTTTCAAAGCATTTACTATCTCAGTAATGGGAGATATAGTATATTGATTATATAAAGCTGTTGTCTTATATATATTTGGTATCTCTTTATCGGGATTACCGACATAATCATTACTATCATCTACCATTATAGGATAATTCTCATTAGTAATTGGGTCTAATAAATCTTTATTAAAAAGATTATGATAATCGCTATAGAGTTTATCATCATATTTTGTTTTTGATTTATTATTATACCAATTATTTCTTGTATTATCGGTAGCTAACATAAGTCTTGGCTTTATATAATCTAAGAATTGTGGTATTTTATCTGGACCTATAACATTAATAGCTTCTGATAAACGATTTATAGTGCTATATAATGCAAATAAAACTTTAAAGAAAGGCATTGAACTTATTCTTTCTCCAACCTTACCTATACTACTTAAAGTATTGGTAGATACACCATATAAAACTTCAAGCATAGATTTACTATCGAATAAATCATTATTGCCATTATAGTAGGGTGATAAAACTTTTTCAACTATTTGTATAAAAGATTTTACTTCATTGAGTTTAATTGGTGAACCTATTTCTGGAATTTTAGGTAATTCCTTTTTAGTTATATAAACTTTAATCGTAGCACTTGGTATTGTCTCAGGAAATGTGCTTTCATAAGTTATAGTAACATATCCATTAGGAACAACATAGCTTGGAACAAAAGTAGTATAAGGTATTCCATTAACATCGTTTTTTGGATAAACATAATCAACTATCATACTTGTAAGCTCATTATGACCATATTTCCATGTACTATATGCTGCACTAAAATTATCAGCATCTCCTTTTAAATGTGTGTCGTCAGGTATAACTACATAATATGTTCCATTAGGGAATTTTATATTGATATTCTTTAATATAGTAAAATCATTTTTGGTGGGTAACTGAAAATAAAATTTAGGTCTATCACCATAATAATCTAAACTATATGTGTTTGGATTGTTTTTATCAGGAATGGCATTAATTATTTTAGGATAATTGAAATATTCACAAGTATATTCGTGTATAGTTACTTCTGTATTACCACTGGATATGATTTGACCTTGATAATGTAATGTTAAGTCAAATCCCTTTACATCACTTATATGTGGATTACCAGCATTATAAGCAGTTTCAAACTTAGTAGCAGTTCTACCATTAACAGTTAAGTTTCTATTTTTAGAACCAGTTATTTTCAAATAACTTTCATCATTATCCTTAAGATATATGTCAATACCACTTGTTTCACTTTCTATTGTTGGAGGTGTGAAATAATATGAACCACTTGGTGGTTCTATTGATACGTTAAATTCCTTATAACTATTATCAGTATTAGCTAAATATAAATATATATCACTTGTACTACCGTCTATTGAAATACCTTGCTGTTTAAAATATATTTTAACTTCACCCTTAATATTATCATTGTAGTCAGATGATACTACGAGCTTAAAATATTTACATTTTTCAGAAGAAAATATACTTTCATCTGGCACTTTATATGAAATATTGTTACTATATTTTCCATAAGTATAAGGTAAAGTATCAAATTGTGTTCCTTTATCAGTAACAAGTTTATAATTCAATCCGGATAATTGTTTTGCAGTAGTTCTTGAACTATCATTAGAATTATAAGGTTTTAATAATACATTAAATTTAATAGTATCTCCAACATACACATTAGTTTTATCTGCTGTAACATCAATGGCAGTTGGTTTTAACCAGCAATTAAATGGTAATGTATATTTCTTTGAAGTGTCAACAGCACTTCTAACTGTAATATTCGTTGTGCCATTAAATTCACTTGTAGTTCCTACAAATTGTTTACCTAATCCACTATTACTTTGTGCAACAACACTTGTACCTATATTGACAATATTTCTATTATTAGATTCAACAGTTACATTAGAATTTAAAGTACAATTAACATTAACTGTTTGTTTTATTCCACTACTTTCACTTGTAAGAGTAATATAAGTATTACCAACTTTATTACAAGTAATTTTGACCTTTACTTGACCATTACCAGTACCGTTACCAGTATAAATTTCTTTATATTCATTTGGAATAGAAACTATACTTTCATCATTAGATACCATATATATAGTATCAGACGCATTTAGTGGTTCAAATTTAATTATAAATTCTAAAGTTTTAGGAGTAGTACCAACAATAGTATTAATTTGATAACTTTCATTATTATAAGCACTATAGGCTGTTTTCTTTACAGTAGCTTCTGAATAATATTCTTCCAAATTATCAGTAAATGCAACATTAGAAATACCTATTGTAGATGTCAAAGTAGCAGGTGATGTAAATATGCGTGTTATTGGTGCAGAGCCTACAGTAACATTAACTGTTTTTGTAGGTTTATTCATTAATGATGTAATTATAGGCATATTGCCAGTAATTACAATCGGTGTACTCTGTATATTATTAACACCTTTAACAGTTAAAACATTTCCACTTTTTGAAACACTTATATAATTTTTATCATATGTGTATGAAAATGGACTATTTGCAGGCATAGTAGTAACTGTTATAGTCTTATTTGTATTACTACCTTTTACAACTTGTAAAGCTGTTTTATCAACATCTAATGTAGGTGCTTTAACTGGAACAGATACTTTTGTTTGTATAGAAGATTTATAAGTGCTATTAACAGCTATACTTACATACTCAGAAGGTATTGTATAGTTATTAAATGTGTAACTTATATTGTATTTATTATCAGTTCTACTTGCACCATTATTAAGAATGACAGTAGAATGGGTATTTGTAATGGAATCTATTTCATATTTAGTTCCCCTATAATTAGATGAAACTCTTACAGCAGAATTTTCAGCACTATAAGGTTCAACAGTAATAGTATAACCTATTGTTTCTCCTGGATAAATACTATTCTTATTAGAAGTTACATTTATATTTGTCGGTGGTAATAACACATTAGTTATTACTGTGTTACTTGCACTTGTATTACCTACTGCTAATGCCTTAATGTTCGTATAACCACTTATACCTGTTTTAGTGACAACTGTACCCTTACTTACAGAAGCAACAGCTAAGTTACTGGAGTTCCATGCAATATTTTTATTAGCAGATATAGTACAATTAAGTGTAGCAACTTTATTACTATCACTTTTAGCAGTAATAGTCGTAGTTCCAGGTTCTTTTAATAGTAATATAAATGAGTTTGCTTTTGTAACATCAATTTTGCTTGATTTAGCAGAAGCCACCTGAGTATTAGATGATGTGATAGTTAAGTTTCCTTTAGCAGTAGTAGGCTTGACAGTAAAATTAACTGTTTTTTCCTTAGAAGAATATCCTGCTACTGCGGCTTTAAGAATAATAGTATTTCCAGCGTCAACATATTGAGCTTTTGTATTATCTATATTAGTATAATTAACTTTATTAGGATATATAGTTTCTTTAACAGAATTAGAAGTAAAAGCAATAGATGATATTTTAGTAGTCTCTATTTTAGGAACATCAGTTACTTTATAACTACCCTTAGCATCAATAGATTTAATACTACCTTGATTAATAGAATACCACTTCATATATAAGTCATAATCTATTATAGCATTAACAGTACCATTATCTTTATAACTTAGAGTCTTACTTGTTGAACATAAATCAAGAGTATGTGAACCATATGAGGCTTGACCCCATTTAGGGTCTTCTTGAATGGAACTAATAGCATTGACCATTGTACCACTATTAATACCTATTTTCATTCTATAACCAGTTTGTTGATTTTCTCTTGTAGCACCTGCAGCATTAACTTGTAAATAATATGCATATTCATAAAGCACTAATTTAGTATAAAATTTTATAGTTCTCTTAGCTGTATCGGGATTATCCCATTTATACCATAATTGAAATTCAACTACACAAGTACCTGAGCCAGAAGAAAATGGCTTAGTCCAGCGACAACCACTTGGAGTATATTTCTTCCAATCCAAACTAATTCACCTACTTCGATTTATTTAATATTTATATTTTTTTTATTATGACCAAACAGCACCATAGACTTTTTCACCAGTAATAATCTTAGCTTCAATATTACCTTGACCTAAAGTTTTAGTATCAGTATCACCTAATTTAATACTGCCGTTAGCTGATATATAATTACCAATAACATTGACATTTTGATTTACTTCAAGAGAACCTAATACAGTAAGTTTTCCGTCTTTTTTACCAAAAGTCATGAACATGGGAAATAATTCAATAATAGGTGATTTATCACCTTCCGTATTCAAATCAAATGCTAAAAGATTCACTCTATCCGGTGGACTATCAGTAGTAGATACATCCTCTTGGTCTCTTACATCTAAACCTTTTACTAATTGTATACCACCCTTACGCTCCATAGGATTATAATATATTCTAATATAATTCATATTTTTCTTAGCGTCTTCGATTGCTTTCTTTTCTTCAGCTGTTACACCAGAAGCATTTGGATTTTTAGTAGATAATAAATAAAGTTTTTTATTACTGATAAAAATATTTGATGTACCATCACGATTTCCAGTGTCGGGACCATAACAAATAATATCAGAATCAAGACCTCCACCTAATATAGAATTAATCAAATATTTAATTAAGTTATTTAATGTTCTTTCTTCATTACCTAAATTATCATCATCAGCATATATATTAGTAGAATTGATGAACATACATTTATAAGGATTATTAACTACTTCACTTATAGTTACATTACCCTGATTTTTATATACTGATACATAACCAAGATAAAATTCGTCTGCATAAGGTGTTGCGCTTGTAAGTATAATTTCAAATCCTTCAAAATTACTTATAGTTTGTGTAGATGTATCTGTACTGTATGTAAGTAAATGTCCAGAAGCGTCTACATTTTTCTTAAACTTAATATATAACTTAATTGCTGTACTTTCAGATGTCGCATTGACTAATAATTGTTCTAATTCAGCAGTATAAAATTTTTCATCAGTAATATCTATTTCAGTAGTTTGAGTACATCTAAAATGATAACCTTCAATATTAGCGTCACCATTAGATATTGTAAATATTGTATTTTCAGTATTCTTTTTACTTAACTTGAAATCATCTGGCGTTAACGTAAATGTTCTCTTTGTAAGTCGTAACATTATCCATTTTATATTTTCTTCAGAATTAAGTTGTCCTTGATTTTGTGAATTTGCAGAAGGATATGCAAAACTATTTATTGCACTAAATACTGCAACTGGTTCACTTTCATAAATTGTACTTGCCATATAATAAAACCTCCATTAAGCCCAATCCACACTAAAGTTGCCTTTGTCTTGAACCCAATATTTATCATCTATAGATATAGCACCTAAGTTCCACTGAACTAATATAACATCTTCTGTAGTTTGTGGTATAGGGTCTTTAAAAATAACTCTTGCTAATAGTTTACCTGTATTACTTTTAGTTCCGTAATATAGATTTGAGAATAAACCTACTTCGGACATATATACTACACCGTCTTTAACTCCAAATGTAGGGTCATGTGTGTAATAACCTACTGGTACATATGTAGTTAATGAAAGTATACCATTATCCGCACCAGAACTTGTTCCTAACTCACTTTTAGAGATTGGTAATCTATTATATTGTTCGTTTACCATTTCTCTTTCTAAAGTAGTATCATAGAAATTAGTTTTACTTACTTCATTAGTTATTATAATACTGCTACCACTTCCAGTAACAGTCAGTCCACCATTACCGAAACTAACATAAGAAGGTATATATAACTTAGCTGCATTTATATTATGTGTAATCATATCATTAGTTAGATTAGAAGGATTAAACTCACCTCTAAGAAATTTTAATACACCTTGTATCAGTGCGACACCAGCTTTATTATGTTGTTCTGCCTGATATTTGATATTATAATTTTTATCATAAACTGTCACTCTAACATTACTTTGCATATCAAGATTAACGCCTAACATTTAATTACCCTCCGATAAGAATGAGTTCCAAGTTATCTCATTAAGTAGTAAATCATTCCATGTAACACCATTATTAAGTAGTTCATTCCAACTATTACCAACAACTTCACCACCGCCGGAAGAAGTTTTACTCATAGCACCTAATGATACTTCTGAAAGTTCAACAGCATAATCAATACTATTTTTACCGCTTTTGAATTTTCTTACAGTTACTTCAACATCTGTGCATATGCCAAATCTATCACTATTCATCTGTTGCATAGCACCTTCCATAATAACTGCCATTCCAACAGGTCTTACATAGTCTATTAAATCTCTTACTTTTGTATTTTCTCTTGGATATATAACTTTAATTAATGCATGTTCTCGGTCATATAAAACCTCTAAGAATTTTAAATCAGCAATTTCTTCTACTTTACCTACACTATTAAGAGATAAACAAGCAGCTAATTTAATACCTAACTCACTACCCTTATAATGTAACAACTTAGAAAAATTATCAATAATAATTCTGTTTTCTTGTATAGTATCAGAAATATTATAATTATAACCAACCATTTCTGCTAAATATGGTAAGACTTTATGTTCACATTTCATGGGTTCATATAAATCTGCCATATTATCTACTTCATATTTAGTTGTGTTAATTACTGTATCTAAGAAAGTTAAAAAGGCTTTATAATCTCTTGAATTTTTATATATTTGTGGAGAAAAATCTTCACTTTTAATCATTAGAAATCATCCTTTTTTATGCACGAAGGGTCAATTTTTAATAACTGCTCTCCGGCTTCATTGCAATTATACATTTCAGAATCTGTAGAACCAGCACTCGGAACGCTATATTGATTAAAACGCATAATAGATATATCATTAAAATAGTTTGCAACATCAAAACATTCTGCATAATCAATTAAAGGTTCAACACCATATCCGGCATCAAAATATTTAATTCGTGAATCACAATTATTAATGACCTCTATAACGTCCATATAATTTATCTTATTTCCAAATCCAACATATTCAGGTGTAAATTTGGCTTGCAGAGCGTCTATTACAACTGATATCAAAGAATTTGCTTCTAATTCACCAATAGTTTCATATAGATATAAAGTACCTTTTACACGCCAATCAAATACTCTTATTTCAGGAAATTCTACATCTACTGTTATTATCTTAGTATGTATCATTTTCTTTTGTAAACTATCGGCAACTTCATCAGTTATCTGATAACGCCTGAATGGAGCACTTCTTGTGAAAGTGACATTAAACCTATTAAAGAAATTCTTATTAGGGTCTGTAGGGTCCGAAAAGTCTGCACCTAATGCTCTAATCTCCTCTATTTCCTCAAAACCTCCGTCAGGTTCTGGGTCCCATTTAAGTTTTTTTGGATAAAGCCAATAATCACTATTAGCACCTTCCTCACTATTTAAACCATATTGAGCTTGATTATATTGTTGGTCATAGCTAAGATATACTGTATAAATATTAAGGGTATAGTTTTTAATGCTTTTACTCTTTGTGTAACTATATCCTATAGTATCTTTATCAAAGTTTTCTTTTGTAGTTGTTTCATAAGAATATGAACCACCGAATACATATTTACGATAACGATGTAAATTGGCTAAATCAGCCGGAGCAGTTGGAACAGGTTGTATAATTTCTTCTAATTCTGTAGGATATTTTTCAGGATTATATCCTAATAATAATGCTTCATAATCCGTATTATCACCGTCAGAATAGCTATCAAATATAATTTCGTTCAAATCCATTGCTTTCTGACCATCTATTGACCTTGCAACATGAAAACCAGATTGTCTTGTTACAAATCTTTCAAAATCAAATAAAGTAACAAGTGTATTATAAGTAGTAATATAGTTTGCATAATCAGCTTTAGCATCTTGAACAGTTTGCGGATTATAACCAGGAGAATTACCAGCAACTAATGTACCATATTGATTTGAAGTATTAGTAATTGTATAATCTAAGTCTTCTTCAATTATACCAGTAGAACTTATCAAGGGGGTATTTACAAAGTATGAAAATGCATTAGTACCAACACTACCGTCTGCACCATTACTTGACAAATAATACAATTCTAAATCTGATGAGTTATTGTCCTTGTTAAAGTAGTTTTCCCAATAAGATACAAGTTGAATATAAGGATTATCAAATTCATCAACATTAAATTCAAAATATCTGCCCATTTCAGTAGTAAGATTTAAGTCATCAACTAATTTCCAATATTTATTAGCATCAGGGTCATATAAGTATAAATGAGCTTCATCAATATTTGTTTCGGGTAAATAATATCTGTTATTAATTACACCTGATACAGGTATTGATACAGAACGTAATCTACCTTCAACACCAATAAATTTAGCAGCACTTTGTGGATTTATTGACACAGATGTTATACTCTGGTTATCATAATTAATATTATCAGGAACAAAAATAGTATAATATGTCATTCCGTCAGCAGATAAAATAACTTGATTATTGTTAGCAGTATCAGTTAAATCTGTATTTATAATCATTCTTGTGTTTAATGTGTTATTAACAACAGTTATTTCCGTTACTGCTGACCTATACCAATGCATTTTATATCCACCCAATTGCAATATCTTCTTACAGTTTTTTCTCTGAGTGACTGTGGATAAATACATTTCCATAGCTTGCATATCCATATTAAAAGATAGATTATCACCCAAAGCTGCCATAAGACTTAAAAGCATAATTCCAGGGTCACTTTCTTCTCTATTTGTCCATTCTGAATTTACACTATTTATCATTGTTAATAAGTCAGCTTTAATTGAATTATAATCTCTACTTGTATAACGTAATAAGTTATCCACTTAGTTATACCTCCTTCGGGAAATTAATAGGAGTGTAAACATCTGTATCTCCTCTAATATTACTATTAGTTAGTGTATATGAAATGTGTATTTTTAATGCTAAGTCCTCTTGTTCTATTGATATGTCACTACGATTTATTATTATCCTATCTTCCCATTTACTAACACTATCAATTATTTCATCTATTATAAGTTCTTTAAGATTATCATTATAACTCTCAAATAAGAATTTTCTTATATCTGAACCAAATTCAGGATTACCAAATACCTCTCCTTTAGCTGTTAATAATATTAATGCAATAGAACGATTAATAGAAGTATCTAATTTATCTATATCGGTATTACCATTTATTATAGAAAACATTTTAGGATGAGTTATTGAACTTGTGTATAACATATTATAACTCCTTTGTGAAAGATTTGTTACCAGTTATCTAAATTATTACTAATCAATTTTGCACCTTCAATAAATAAATCATCTAATTTAGTTGCAGTTTCCTTTGTCTTATCACTATAAGAACTAAGTGTATCTTGATAACATATTTGATTACCTGACCAACCCACAATTAAACCATTTAAACCACTTGTACCTTCCAAAATAATATATACTATGTCACCTACAGCTGGACCTATCTTAGAACCAAAAGAATAACAAATAGGCCACCAAGGTAAATCATTATCTATAGTAAATTGAGAATTAGATTCATCTTTAGTATAACTACAATATTCAAATAATCTTTGTTTATATGGATTATTGCCTATAATACTATCTGTACGGCTTATAGGTAATCCGTGAATATTTGGCACTCTAACTTGTGCCATATTTGGATGTCCACCTGGGTCAACATTTATTACAATACCAATTTGAATTATTTGTGCCATATAATTTACCCCTCATTTACTTAACTGTATTTTATTGACCAAAGTTTATCTTTCATTGCTTTCATTGATGATTCTAAGTCTTCTACATTTCCTTGACCACTTTCAAATAATTGAGCGTGTTCATCATCAAGTCTTATGAGACCATATGTTGTTGTGAATGCCATAGAACTATCTATATTGTGTGTAACACTTTTAACTAAATAATATCCAGCTGTATGATGTCTGTGATTATTTATCATAGGTATTACTTGTATAACTTTTCTACAAATATCAACTGGTTCAGGATTACCTAAAACGGTTAATGTAGCTTCATATGGATAAGCCCAAGTTTGTTTTACTTTTACAAAACTTTGTTTACCTGACATTAAATTATCAACTACATTTGTACTCATTGCCATATTACCTTCTAAGGGTGTTCCGTTAGCTGGAACAGCTAATGCTTCACCAAAACCACTCATAACCTGAGTTACTGCTAACTCATTTGCTATAACTGAATCGTGAATAAGAGCTGTAGCATTAAAATCACAATCCCAAGATATTACAGTATGGTCTATCAAATCATCACCTTGACTAATAAAACCATAATTGAACACATAATTAAAATTGGGTTTATTCTTAATATTAGTCACATCAGTAAGATAAATAGTTCCATATGTATTTTTATTTAATGTATATGGGTCAAAAACAATTTCAAATTGATGATTATATAATTCTCTATATTGAGTTCTTTTAATTCCGTCCATTCCACACAATAAATTTATTTTATCACAAATACCTTTAAGTAATAATATTAAATTGAAATTTGCAGGGAACATCAAAGAACCTTGTGCTTTATCGAGTTGTGCATCAGAACTATATGCTGAAAAATCTAATATATTGTTTAATTCAGAACCAATTTTAACAGCTTCAGTATTACTCATATTTATGCCAATTTCTTTATATAGTTCCTTTAAACCATATAAATCTTCTATTGAGGGTATCTCATAATCACATCTAAAATCAAAACATATTTTAGCTGTATTTGACATTTTAGTATTTGTTTTTGAATTTGATATACCTTTAGATTCAGCTTGTTTAAGCACACTCCAGATTTTACCACCAAACAATCCACCATTGGTATTTGGTGCTGTAGCTTTAAGCAATTTAGTTCTTATCCAAGTTGTTATATGGTCTTTAGTAGTAAATCTTAATTCACTACATAAAGTTGTGTTTTCTGCTAACTTATACACACCAGTAGCTATGAAAGAATATTCAATATAATTTTGTTGTACACTTGTTTTCATTTCGATAATAGTACCTTTGTAATTATACGATTCTTTCCTTATGTTGCGTGTGTAAGGTGAACCTGAAACATAACCAAATTTAATATCAATTATATTATTTTTATCTAATGCTTCATTAGACATTATAGCGTCCACAATTCTTTCTAATTTTAATGTATCAGCCATTCTAAATGTGCTTGGGTGATATTGAACGGAAAAACTATATTTGATTGTCTGTGCGTCTATAAGGTCTACGGATAAGTTGGTTAGATGTAAATTATTACTAACACTTTTCTTATCCATTCTGTTTACAAGTGTTAATGAATCATTACCTTCTCCAATAACAATTGTAACAAAAGTATTTGGCACTTTATCTCTTAAAATATTTGCCAATTCTCACACCTACCTCTATCTCATATAAGATAATGGACTTCCTCTATCATAAAACACATCTCTATTAGGTATTTTTAATATTGTTTTTGGTTGTAATATAAAAGGGTCTATCATATTGTTAGCCATAGCTATTACCCAATAAAGTGTGGGGTCTCCATAATATTTATTGGCGATTATATCTAATCTATTTAATTCAGTTTGCTCTACTAAATGATATTGTGTAGAATCGCTATCAGTAGATATTGTTCTATTCTCATTTAATTCAAAATATGTAGCGTCATAATCTGAATTATAAATTGTTCTACAATTTCTATATCTACTATCATAATCAAAATCTCTATAAGAATTAAATTTAATCATGTTTTAAAACACCTACTAACCCATATATGAACCGGATTTACGCTTATCAGCAAAATAAATCATTCTTCCCTTTATTTCAGTAATAGTAAATGATATATCATACACATTATACTTACCGTCAATAATAGGACCACTATAACTTGTAGTAATACCACCTGTAATAACACCACTTATATAAACTTGATTACCTACTTTAAGAGAGGTAGGTATTGCATTACTATCTCCAACAGTAGGATAACTTGCAGCTTGAATTACATTAATTATATTATCTATATCAGAACCATTACTATTTGTCATTTCCCTATGGAGATTAAATGCAACACTAACAGTTCTCGGACCACTATTTGAATAATTTATATAAGGCTCTGTTCTATAGGGAACAGTTTGAGAAGTATAATCAATACTTAATGAATCATTTAAACTTACAGGATAACAAGGCATATTAAGAATTACACTATTGATTGTAAGTATGACTTCTCCACCAGAACCAGCTAACAAAGAACTTTGTTTCGTATAATTAAGTGTATCATTTTTTCTAATATACCAACCGTCACCTATACTATCATCTTTACCTCCATTATTAGGTATAGGAACATTTATATAACCCTGTTTTCTAAAACGAGCATTATCTTGTACATATATTGGTATCTTATTATAACAATTATTACACTGAGCTAATGTAGCAACACTCACATTATAGGCTTCAGCTATCATTTTAAATGATGTTTTTTCTTTAGGGTTTATTTTATATTGAGCTATATGCATTATTATAAACCTCCCCTAAAAGCTCCTTATCCTGTAATAAATATTTCTCTGTTATTATATCAAAATAACCAGTAGGAATTATTACATTATAATCTTTATCTGCTTCTTCTGGATTTTTTGCCGTTGAATATCTCTCATTTAATTCTTTTTGATATTCATATAAAGTATTTGTTAATGATAAATCCCATTTACCTCTAACATTAGGACTATATTCAATGTATAGATTTTCTTCAAGTAATCTTTGAACATAATCTATATCTTCCATAGAAGAATACGGCGTTATAGTTCTACCTAATATAAATGAAGCTATGAAATCATCTATATTAAATGCTTGCTTTTCAGAATTAAATGCAGTATTAACACTACAAAAATATTTGCAAATATCACTATTAATAAGCTCAGTTACTGCTTCAGGATTATTAACCGTAGTATCACTTATAGTATCACTTATACTAAAATTTCCCTGTATTAATGTAGGATATCTACTATTAAGATACATAGCTATATTAGCACATAAACTATCAATCTTTTTCATAGTAGATTTTCTACAATATATTATATCACCTTGATTAAAAACAACTGTTGAATCTTCTTCAAAATATTCATCCCTTAATACAACACTATATTCATCTTCAAAAAATCTATCATTATCATTTATTTCTTTATTAAGAAATGCACTTGTGCTGTATTTCTCAAATTCAGCTTGATATTCTTCACTATATTCAGTAGGTTTATCAGGATAAATTTGCGAAAATGTTTTTGTATAAGCAAAATTATCATTCAAATCTTTAATTTCTTCTTCGGTTAAAGTAGTAGGTGCAGTAGGATTTATAAGATAATCTCTATAGACTTTCTTTAATTTCCTACCATAACAAGTATTAGATATCTCTACTTCATAAAATAATCTCTTTTTCCTTAATATAGAATTAGTACCAAATTGACTTGTAGACACAGCACCCTTAATTAAATCAGCATCAGTAATGTCCTCTTGGTCTATTATAAGTCCAGTAACAGTTCCACCTACATAATCTATTTTACAATAATCTAATTTATCAGCACTTGCTTGTTGATTGAGATTATAACCTACTAAATTACTACAAATACACTCTTCATCTATTTTAAAATCATTATAAATATTGTTTTTGTAAGTATTTGTAACATCACAAGCATTATTATATGTTTGATTTATTAAAACAGATATATATTTAACTATTAAATTAGTGGAATTATTACCAATTACCATAATTATTCACCTACTTTTACTTTAACCATAAATTGAAGGGTTCATATAATTTTGTAAACCCATAGCACCACTTAAAACTGCATTAGTAAAATATGAATCTTTTTTATTATCCATAGTCTTTACACTACTATTTCCAGTATTAGTGGCAATTACTTGCAATATAGAAATAATATTAGATACGATAGAAGAAATATTAGAAGTCTGATTATTAATAGAATTAACAACATCAGTATTATTACTATTTGCATGATTATTACCATAAACAACTAAACCTAAACTATCTAATGAATTTATTAATTCATTTAAGCCTGTTTCATATAATTTATTTTCAGTAGCAGTTAATACCCTTTCACCCTCATGTAATAAAGCTGGATAATCGTCATAAGGTACATTATCTAAACCAGTAGCGAATCTACCCCAGTTTTGTGGAGCATAATCAGCATTACCAAATAAACCAGAAGTTTCAGCGGAACTTGCATTACTTCTTGTATAAGCACCAGGCAAAATAGTTACAACTTTATTAGTTTCATCAACCGAAATATCTTTATTAATTTCCGGAACAGCACCAGTTTCGTGATATTGTTTAGCTATATAAGAACCACCTGCAATTTCACTAAATGCTTTTTCCCAAGCATTATCTCCTTCTGTAGCTTCATACTCCTTACTACGTTCATACACTTCATATAAAGTAGCTCCCATTTTACTATTAAAATCATCTAAAACTTTCTTTTGTTCATCTATTTTATCTAATTCTTGTTTTGCTACTGACATCATATAATTAACAGTACCTGTATCAAAACTTTCATCTGCAAGTAAATCTGTTCTCATATTTTCAAGATAAGTATTTCTTTCATCAGCAGTTGTAGCTTTAGCAGCACCACCAGCAATAGTGGTTGCATAGGATTCAATATCAGCTTGGGCTTTTTTGAAATCCGTATAAGCTGTGTCGTCCATTGTACCACCACTATCAGTAAAAGCATCTCTTATATCTTTATCGCTCTTACCTAATAATTCTGATGCACTTGCACTTTCTGTACCTGTAACATTACCGTCATCATCATATACGGCTTTATTATAAGTTCCTAAGCTACTTGAAGCTGATTCCGCCTTAGCTTTTTTACCCGATTCAAATTCTATTCGTTGTTCCTCGAAACTAACTAATTTTTCATTATATACATTAGATTGTTTCATTTCTTCAACTAATTTAGACATATTATCTTCTACATCAGGTAAATGTTTATCTAAATATTCCTCTTGTTTATCAATAAGAGTATCTGGATTATATTGTCGCTTAGTCATATCTTTTATTATTGTATCTAAATCAGCTGCTTTGTATATAGCTGTACCAATTTCCCAACCAATAACACCTGCAGCAATAACAGCACTTGCCTTACCAGCACCACCTAATACTGCACCAGCAGTTCCACCTAAACCACTACCACCACTAAGTAACATATCAATACCGGCATTAATAGTATCTTCTAATAGATTAGCGGCTTCATTTATAGCAGCTATTTCCATTTTAACAGAATATGGAACATCACCTTGTACTAATCTTGCAAAAGAATCGGTCATATCATTTATGACTTCTTTTTCATATTCAGCTTCTACTGTTTGACCTTTGCCCTCAACTATTATTTCTTTATATTTTTCATCTGCTTTAGCGGTATTTTCCATTTCAGCATAAACATTTTCTAAATCGGATAAGAATTTTTCTATACTGAATACACCATCTTCAAAGAATCGTTTATCATTTACTATTTTAGATATACTTGTTGAATCAATACCTAATGTATTCATTAACATTTTATATGATTCATTATAATTGAAATTATTATCTTGACCGTAAGTAAGTAACTCCTTATAGGCACCTACCATAGCATCTTTAAAATTACCACTATTAATAGCATTTATAATATCTTCACCGTGAGTAACACCTTGAATTATATTTTGTGCCTCACCCTTAATGCCTTCTTTAGGTAAATTCATAAATTCTGTTATCCAGGCATTAAAGTCTGTAATATCAGAACCAACTAAAGCACCTAATCCATAAATTGCCTTTCGTGCATCATCTGCTTTCTCCGTTGTCAAACCATAATCATTTACGGCATCTGCTAAAGCAGTATCTAATTCAACTAATCTGCCGTTAGCGGACCAGAAAGAATTACCTACTGCTTGTGATGCAAGATAAGCCTCAGAAGCACCTTTATATAAATAATCTCTAAGTGCTTCTGCGCCGTCTTGTCCTGCTTCAGCGGCATTAACCCATATTTTATAATAAGTTCTTAGATTTTCTTCATCATAAAACTCGGCGGCGGCGTCAGGATTAAATGTGGACATTTCTGCAATAACCACTGACATTTCATCAAGCATATCACCATATTGCTCTGAATTCCTAATGCCAGCATCAGCTAAAGAACTTGCACTTTGTAAAACTTCTGTAGTATCAATACCTCTTATTTTATTTTCGAGTTCATTACCAATATTTTCTACCATATCAAGAACTTCATATCTTGTAGATAAAGTTCTTTTCATTATATCTTGACCAGAACCTTCATATGAAGATTGTAATGAAGTTAATGCATTAACTTGTAAATCTCTACCATAATCAATTACTGTATCAACAGCTTTCTTTAGAGCTTTACTAAATATATTAGCAATAGTGCCTTGTGGTTTATAAGCGTTTTGTATTGTTTCACCTAACATTCCACTAAGATTAGCTGTATCTTCACTTATTTTATCAAACTGTTTAACAGTTCTCTTTATAGCTTTTTCTTTAGCTTTTATTTCTTTCTTATTACCGTCTGCTATAGCAGCAAATAAGCTATTAAATTCAGCTAAAATTGTATCTGCTACTTCATTTTGTTTATTTATTAAATCTAATTCTTTTTCAAGTTTCTTCTTTTCTTCATCATTTATACCACCTTGTTTGAGTTTATCATTAATGATTTCTGCACTTAAAGTATTATCTGTTTTTATCTTATTGAGTTCTTCCATAAGACCTGAATTTTCAGTAGCGCTTTTAACAGCATTTTTCTTATAAGCAGTTACTAAGGCTGTACTGTTAGTAGCCATATCAAACAAAGCAGGATTCATACCCTTAATAGTATTAGTGGTATTAGACATTTCATTGTATGATTCTAAGCGTTTCTTTAAATCATCATACTGTTTAAAATTACTATTATTCAATGCGTCAGTCATTTTATTAATTAAGCTATCTATTTCAGCACTAAAGAAAGTATTTTCATTAGTTTTAGCTTCGGTACTTAATTTAACAAAATCATCTAATCTCTTATATAATTCCGCATTAACACTATTATCTTCAAGTATATTACCATCAGTGTCTTTTTTAAGTGCTTTATTAGCCTTTAAAATATATTCATTTTCAAGTTCATTTTTTCTTTCTGCTAACTTAGAACTTTCTTTTAATAAATATTTATCTTTATTATGTTTTATGGTTTCAAATTGTAATCTATTTTCGTATAATTTCTTTTCCTTCTGTAATCTTTTCTGTTCCTCAGTATCGGCAGATTTAATGAGCTTATTAATACTTTCCAATCTTTCACTAATGACATTAATATTAGATGAAAATGTATCTTCTAAGTTCTTTAACTGATTTTCAAAACTATTATATGATTCTTTAAATAAGTTATTGTATTTTTCTTTAAGTCTTAAATCGGATTCAGAAGCATTTTTTGTTTTTTCTAAATCATTTTTAGCATCTTCGTGGGCTTTCTCTTGTAACTTTTTTAAGTTCTGTAAATTTTTCTTTACGTCACCATTACTATCTTCAATAACATTATCTATATTTCTAATAGTTTTTGAAAGTTCATTTAACTTATCTTCCAAATCATCAATTATTTTATCTTTAATAGTTTTTTCTTTTTTATCATTCTTTTCTTTATTGTCACTTGTTTTCTTAGTGGTAGAATTTAACTTATCAATAGAATCAATAAGTTTTTTAGTATTAGAAGTAGTTTGTTTACCAGATTCTTTAATCTCTTTTCTTAAAACAGATAAACCCTCAGCTACATCAGACATAGTAGAAGCTACTTGCTCTAAATACATATCAGTAGTATTAGAGTTAGTGCTATTATCTCTATTATAATTATTATTAGTAATTAAAGATTGGTCATTATTTCTGTTATCCGCCATAATAGCACTCCTCTAACAATTAATTATTTACGCCCACTACGCATACTTTCAAGCATTTTCTTTTCTTTTTGTTTCATTTCTAATAAGTGTTCATAATAAAATTCTTTATCTTTTAAACACATATTATCTATATCATTTAATGTAATTGCACCCTCAGACACCTTCACAATAAATAAATTCTGTTCAAGTAATGATTCATATTTCCATAAGTGAAAAGGCTTGTTATTAACTATCAAATTTGGGTCGAAAAAATGTTGAGTTCATAGATAAAGTTGTTTGATGTTTTCTACCACATTTAGGACATATTACATCAATAGTAGTATCTATTCCCGCCTTTGTTTTATTTAATATATAGTCAATATATTGAGCGTCCATAGCAGGCAGATTATCAACATATTCACGTTTCTGACCCTTACTTAATTCATCATTGTTGACTTTCATTATAGAATATTCGAGTTTAAGGTTATAATTAGGGTCTCCAATGTAATCAGGATTTTTAATTCTGATTTCCATAGCTTCCTTTTCCATTTCTATTCTATCTTTTACCCTTAAAAATCTTAACTCTAATCTATCTTTAGACATAGGTAATTGTTCAATTACTATTGGTTCAATAAATTCATCTTCTAAATAATTTATAGTTAAATCATCTAAGTTAATTGTTTGCTTAGAATGTTCATAGCAATTAGGACACATATCATCTATGTTATACATAGAGCCATATGATACAATTCTTGCCATATACATTGTATAAACAAAATCAAATTCAGTAAACCATTTTGTATCAATCACTACATCATTATCAGTAGTGATGCAACTATTAAGAATAGAACACATTGTTTGTAAAAATGTATCTCGGCTACTAAGTCTTAAACGTTCTTCTTTAGTAGTAAACATTCTTAAATTGAAATGTCCGTCAAAATTTTCGCCATAAAGTAAATTTCTACTTGGTAAATAAAAGGTTTCTGCGTTCATTCCAGGATTAGGTGTAATATTTTTAGCTTTAAAATCTACTTTAGGTATTTCATTGTTATTGGTAGCTTTCTCAGTAGTTTTAGGCTCAATAATATTATCAGGTGTTTCATATTCAAACATACCAGCTTGACCCTTAAACTTACTATTTTTTAATGTTTCCATATCAATAGTAGGAAAATCACCTTTACCCATTATTTCATTATCAGACTTACTTTCCATTTCCCTATATCTTGATTCCATATCCGTTTTAGGAATTTCCTTAGTAGGGCTCGGTGTATTAAACAATGCTCCATTTCTACTCATAATATTTGCCTCCAATTAATTATAAATAAAATAAAAATAACTCTTATTCCTATAAGATAAAGACAGAAATAAGAGCTATTTTTAAGTTATTTACTGCCTCAAATAAATAGACATAAAATTATAAAAATATAAACCCACATTCGCCTTTAGTATTAAATTTGAATGTGGGTTATATATTTAATAATTAGTCATCTAACGGTAATGCATAGTCTATTGAAAGTGTCATTGTAATCTGTCTTGTATTACCGCCTGCTTGGTCATAACCACCATATGAAACATCTGATGGGAAACAACCGTATAATTCCCAAGCCTTTCTATAATCACCGTCAGGTGAAAATTCAAGTAAATGAGCAGGTTTCTTATAAATAGAAGCTCTACCTATTTTCTGTGTATTAGGGTCATATACTTGCTTATGCCAAGCAGCGATTATTCTTTCTGTTTCAAGTCCAACGAAATCATTGAATGTTATAGATAATGTACCATAATCAGGCTTACCTGCAAAGTGAACCTTATTATTACCATAATCTACATCAATAATACCTACATTAACTCCTAAATCTCCAACTGACTGAGTTGCCAGTGTTAAGAATTTACCTGAGTTAGCAGGCATTTTAATAGATTTCTGAACAGAAGTTAACTGGTCAAGATTGTATATATGAATCTCAAAGTTATTAGTACGCTGTGGCTCCCAATTGTCGTTGCCAATCATGTGATAAGCACCGAACTGATAAGGTCTAAACGATGAATTTGTTGCCGTAGCCATTAATCTCAATCTCCTTTACTATAAATTTTTATTTATTATATTAACCTATTACGTCTGATTTTGATTCGTCAAAAGTAACGCCAGCCTGTGTAATAGTAAAGTCAATATCAAAGAACTCGGCAGGTCTTGTAGGTGATATAAATACTTTACCAGGAACTGTAAGATTATTTTTAGCTTCATCAGTAACAGTTGTTTCATCCATAACTATCTGATAATCTGAAATACCACCATTAATCTTCATCTGGTCAAGCGTTGTTGAAAGTCTTGTCTTAAATTCTGCCCAAAGAATATAATCATTAGGCTCAAATGTAAGACCTACACATATACTAAATATAGCTTTCTTAACAACATTACAAAGAACTCTTGTTCCAAGTGATTGTAATGCTGACTTAGAATAACCTTCTTCATCTTGCATAAGTGTAGCATTACCATATATAGTATAGCCATAAGTAAGTATCTTCATAATAGGATTAATTCTTACTGCTATATCATCTACATTATTTTGCCACTCATTAAGTATTGTAGCACCTATCTCATATTGAGGTTCTTCAACAAGATTTGTAGAAGCTCTTGCAACACCAGCAGGTGCATACCAAATCTGTGTTTCTGAATTTCTTGCTAAGTTAGTGCCTATTGTACCAAGGAATATAAATGAACCAGGAATTAATAAATAATTACCATTAGTTATATCTCTTATCTTACACCAAGGACCGTGTGTAGTACCATAACTATAAATAGTGTCACTATTACTTAATGTGCTAAAATATCTAACTAAGTCAATATGATTATATTGCTTAGGACAATCAAGACAAGCTACTGCGTCACCTCTATATGCAGCAAGTTTAAGCATATTAGCGTGTAATTTACTATTAGTTTCCGTATCAGTTACTTCTGCAACTGGGTCTTCATTATATCTTGTAGCATTAAATCTACTTGCAAAACCAGAAGCACAAATAAAATCAAAATCATAGATATAAGGGTCTTTAAAGTTATCCCAGAAAGCATTAATACTATTTATATCTGACTTAGTAGCGTCCTCAGGTTCTTCTTCAAGTGTTCTATAGAACTGTTCTAATGGAGTAGTTGTAGGTGCTATTATAACTTCACCTTCATCATTAGTCACTTCTGTAAAGTAATCTTTACCGTTCATAAGAATGAAATAACTATTAGAATTTTGACCTGTTTTGAAATCAACTGAATCTACAAATTTTTCAAACTGTTCTATTGTAGTAAGCGGATTACCATCTGCGTCCTCAATAACTAATTCAGATAAAAGTGAAAATTCGTCTAAATACTCATTTAATTTATTTATAGAATCTTCAAGTTTAAGGTCATCATATCTTAAAGTAACTGAATCAACTGCCTTATAAGACTTAATTGCAGATGTAGGAATAATATTATCTGTAATTTCCTCCGCATCTGCTCTCTTAGTTACAAGATATGTTGTAATAGTAACTGTTTTCTTAGGTTCTCTATTGAGAATATCATCAGCGTTAGTGTTACTCTTAGTAAATCTTATAGCAACCTTATTACCATAAGAACCAAAATATTTAGCCTTAGCTAAAATTCTCATATCATAACCAGTAGTTACATCTATTGTTTCTTCTTTAAGTGTTCCATCGGGTTTTATATTATTATTTATATAGGTATCATAAGTAACTACATAAGTATTAATTTCAGGAGCAATACCACCTAAATCAACATCTTCAACCTTAATTTCCTTAGTAGGGTCAAATGTATTAAACTTAACATACTGACCTACTGATACTTGAAGTGTAGGTGTTATTTTATTTACTGTGTAGATAGAAACTTCATTATCAGGCATTGTTTCTACTACGAGTAATGCACCAGTATCACCTTCCTGTGCAATAACAAATGTGTTATTCTCAAACTTAACATAATCACCTTCAGTAACTACAATTGAAGCAACACTATTAACATCTTCAATAGTAACTTTAGCTACTACAGCTAAAGCACCAGATGTTGTACTTTCTGTAATTACATATTCACCAGCATATTCGTTAGGAACAACTTTCAATGCTCCCTCATCAGTAGCAAGAGCTTCATGGTGCATAGGAAGTTCCTTTTCAGCGCCGGTTGCAATGTAAATACAATAATACTCTCTTTCTGTACCAGGTGCGTTCTTAACATACATTATTGTAGGTGTAACTTCATCCTTTGACACATAACCTGTTATTCTTTCTGTTACGGGGTTAACACCTTTATCCATATCAGCATAAAGATTATCTAACAAAGGCTCTGAGGGTCTCTTACCTTCTTCAAATAAGCAAGTAGGTTCAACTCTTTTAGCTAAAAGAGAAACACCACAATTAATGAGGTTAAGAGCATAATTTCTTGTAATATCACCCTCAATAGCGTCATCTAAAGGAGTACCAAAATAATTTTTAAAATCAGTTTCAGACTGAATTAAAACTGCATTTTCGGTTGAACCCCAAGATGATATAATAGGTGTAAGGGCTATTAAAGGTGCTCTCTGCGAATTAACAACGTAACGAGATTGGTCTATCTCATTAATGGTAACCTTCGGCATTAATACTCAACTCCTTGTATTATTTATTTATTTTTTTTTGTATTTTTACGTTTTCGTGTCCGTTTAACGGATTTAGTTGGAGTTTTATCTACTGTTTCATTCATTTCTTCATTAGCAGCAGATTCACTTGTCTGTAATTCTACATTATTAGTTGTAGTATTATTATTAGTAGTAGTATCATTACTTAACATAGTTTTTTTGTTATCTACATTAGTATTAAATATAACAACTGATTTATTTTTAATACTATTACTTAATGCTTTACTATTATTACTAAGTTCAATAAACTTAGTAAGAGAAATAGTAACAGATGATTTAGCAGGAATAATTATATCATCTATAATTATATCAGAAGAACAATTATTTTTAAGTCTCTTACCAACCATTCTATAAATCATACTCCTTTCTACTTAAATCGTCTACTAATATAGAATTAATATCCAATTTAGGTGATTTATAATCTTTACTGGACCACAAATAAGCATCAGGACAATACATAGTAAATGTATTTCTAAAAATAACACCGTCATTAATATGACTTACTACATCAGAATTATCTTGAATATCTGGGTCTACAAAAAGATTAAATTTATGTTCAAAATCTAATCCATAACCTATTTTAACAATATGTGTTGGATGAATATATAAATAGAATAATAGTTCTCTTATTATCTCATCGTTCATTTTCTTATCTACTGTAAAAACATCTACTTGATATTCTAATCTTATAGGTAATATTCTGGCGTGTGTAACTGTATTATCTTCATTCATTCTAACAGTAGCTCCGTCATGTAATGCATTATAATTTACATCATCTGTTCTTACAGTAAATCCAGTACGATTTATATTAATTAAAGGAAATTTTAACTTATCACCATTAAGCTGAGATACGTTTCTAAAAGCTGTTTCTGGTGGATTAATAAAAATCTTATCACCTGTAATGCTTTCAAAAAGATTAGCAACAGCACTATCATATAAGTATGTGCTCATTTTTAATATCCTCCAATTTCTTATATAACTTCTTAAAATTTTCCCAATCTTCTCTAATATTAGTGGTTAAATCTTTCCAAGTGTGAGAAATCCATTTATAAGGTGGCATTTCTTCATTACCATATTCAATAAATCGAACAAAATAAGAAATCTCCATATTGCTATTAGTAATATATATATTATCAGGTATATTATACGAAATGCAAATATTATTGGTTGCATTAATTGATTTATATATTCTAAATGATTGTATAATAGCATTTATAATATATGTAGAATTAGGAATATCACCGTTAAATTCTAAAATATTATTATCAATTAAATAATCATATCTAAGATTAAACTTTTGTATATTAACATTCTTAGATAATCTTATTTTGAAATCATTTAGTTTATTGCTACAAAATTTATAGAATAAATCATTATAATTTACTGATACATCATTTATGTTTATTTCAAATCTAATCATATATCTACCTTTAAGAAGTTTGTATTAGTATCTGTATAATCAGTAGGTATTGATTTATCATCCTCATATACAGGTGCTAATTTACATACAAATGAATCTGGAAAATCTAAATTAGCTTTAATGTCAGTAATAACAAATATTTCATCAGAAACCATTGGCAAAGGTGCGGTTATAGTTATTCTACAACCTTTACAAAGATTTTTAGCATCATATGGTAATGTAGCAATAAAAGGATAATCTTCATTAGTTCCTTTAGCCCAACCATATTTTCTTAGTGTACTTATCTTAGGATTTTGTTCAAATATAATATCCATCTCTTCTGGTTCACTAAATGCTTTTGGTCTTTCTTCGGCATGAATGGTAAGTTTCATTTCAATAGGAAATTGATACTTAACTCTTATACCTCTTAACTTAGCCATTTCTTTAAAGAAATTTCTAAATATAGTGCTATCAGCCTGAGTTAATTGACCCATTATTCATCACCTTCATTATCCTCATTGTCATTGTCATTGTTCTCATTATCTATATTGTCATTATCTACATTATCATTATCTACATTATCACTTTCATCATCAACTTCATCTTTGAGTTTCTTGCCCCATATATAATATTCAGTTAAATCAGGATTAGAACGCATATATTCAAGCCATGCTTTAGCAGCAGAACGTACCCACCTTTTACCATATAATATAGCCAATATATGTTTACATACATAGCCTTTATTATTATTTACATTTCTAACTTTAGGTGCTATTGTTTGTGGAGTACCATATTTACAATCTGCTTGTGTAGCCCAAAAACTGAAGCGGTACAGAAAATCAGGACAGCTGCAGTCAACATATAAATCTTCTGTATCTAATGAATTTGATAATGCTTCTATAACGTGATTAATAGTTATTCTTTTCCATCTATTTTTACCACGCATAGACGCTAATTTATATTTTAAATACTCAAATGCACCTTCAAAACTTATAGTGACTATATAATTATATTGACCATATACACGAGTTCTCCAAGTAAAAGTATCATTATCAAATAATTCTTCAAAATCAACAGTTCTGAAATCCTTTGGAGAATAATTTTTCTTTTTTTCATATCTATCAGGAGATTTATATTGGGAAGCTCTAAGCATTTCCCAACGAGTTACCTCACATAAATTAAGTTTCTTTTTGTGCATAATAATTATCTCCTATATAAAAATGTAGTTAGTGTAGTTAAAATATTTTAAAAACTACACTAACCACACAAATTAGTTTACTTTATTCAATTTAAGAATATAAGATTACTTAACAATGCCTTTAACTTCAAACATTTCTTTCATTGTAGAAGTACGCTTTGTCATTGTTCTACGCATACCCTTAGATTCTCTAACAGGTCTTTTAGGTGTTTCTGTCATATCAACAGCTTTAAAATTATATCTGAGTGACATAGGTGTAACAACACCAGCCTTATAAGCACATTCAACTACAAAGGACTTACCATTAGTCTTTACACTCTCTGTAAAAGGACCATATTCTACAAATCTAATACGCTTATCAGTCTTCTTATAATTCTCAGCTACGAGCTTAATAGTTCTCTTAGAACCCTTAGCTGTTCTTACAACACCTTCAAGAGTGAGCTTGCCATTTCTGAGGTTGCCTTTTGTAAATCTTACAGAAGCAACATTAGAATAGTTCTCCTTAGCAAATTTTGTAAACAGTCTGCTAAGTTTAACCTCATCAAGTTTAAATTCTCTTACAGGCCTTGAAGTCTTTTCTGCAACTCTTCTATTCATAGGTCTACGCATAGCTTTCTTCTCTGTAACTCTCTTAGCAGGTCTACGCATAGTCTGACGAGCGTTCTCTCTCTTAGCTTTCATAGAAGCAGATTTAACTGTACGTCTTACAGCTTCCTTGCGCTGTGCTTTCTTATCATCTTCCTCGTCACAGCCTTCTTTCTTATTGCAAGCTTCTCTTTTCTTACTCTTGTCATAAGACTCTTCTTCTATTTCGCCTTCATCATCAAATTCAAATTCATCGTCAGTAACTTCAACTTCGTCATCGTCATCAACGATTTCTTCATCATCAACAAATTCTTCCTCATCAACTTCACCGTCAACAGGAACTATCTCACCAACAACAATCTGAGTACCTTCTTCACCACATACAGGGCAAACACCGTCAACAACAACAGTCTGAACCTCGCCATCAACATCTTCCTCGATTGTCTCTTCACAATCACAAGCGTAATTAGCACCGCAAATGGAGCACTTGCAAATATCACAACCTACAAGCTCTTCAGCAGCTTCTTGTGCTTCTTCCTCCGTAGCAGGTACTTCTTCCATCTCTGGGTCAATAACAACTACTACCTCATCCTCAGGCTCAAATGTAAATTCTTCCTCGTCTGCTTCCTTCATAAATGAAAGAGATTCAATTCTAATTTTAGAACTTGCAAACTTAGGTATTCTCTTTACAGCTTCCTTCTTAGTAGCTTTCTTACGCTTTACAGATTCTTTAACAGACTTAGTAGGCTTTGCCGATTCTGTATAAAGGCTCTTTAATGCTGTGTTAGTCATTTCAAAAACATTAATTTCGTTTGCCATAATAAATAACAACTCCTTATCAAAATTTTGTTTTAATTTAATGTATTAATCAATAGGGTATAATACTTCACAATTAGTAACTAAATGTGTTCTTATACTCTCTATTTCCGCATTAGCTTCATTTATAAGTGTTTCGCCGTCTAAATTGTATTGAGCACTATTTAAAGTATATTTACCTCTTACTCTACCTAATGCTTGTTTAGTATATGCTATCGCTAATCTAAGTAAAATATCAGTCCAATAAGGGTCTTTTATTTCACTTACATCTTGATAATCTTTGGTATACTGTATTGTTAAAGCAGGTGGAAAAGGTGGATTTGTACTTATAAATAATTGTTTAGTTTCCATATTCCATATAAAATCTAAGTCAGTAGCAAGTGTATTTCTTTGTTGTAATATCAACATTCTATTTACATAGTTATCTATATTATTCATATTATAATAACTACTTGCCATAGTAAATACATCTGCGTCTTGCATAAATGTTCCATATGTAGGCTCACTTCTCATTACATTTATAACGGAATAAACATTATATGAAGTTAAATCTATAGCAGTACCTGTAAAAGGTATTGTTGTAAAATAAGGTGTAGAAATATATCTTTTAAGTTCTCTAAAAGCTCTTTTTATATAAGATTCTATATATTTAGTAACTTCTACTTCTACAATCGGAGCACCTAAACTAAATTCAATTTCGGATTTATATTCTTCTATCGTCATTGAATAATAGTCACTCCCTTCGTTAATATATCAAGTTACATTTAAACTATAGTAGCATCTTTTATAAGTTTTACAATTTCAGTTTTCTTAGCATTATTAGGTAAAGTAACACCTAATTTTTCCGCTAATATCTTTAAGTTCTTAACTGTAAGATTTGATATATCTTCTATAGTTTTTGCTTCAACTGTTTCATAAGCTGTCTTTAAAACATTTACAGCTTCAACAGTTTCTTTTTCATTTATAATATTGTTGTTATCAACACTTACAGCATCAGTAGTATCTGGTACCTTTTCTGCGATTACAACTTCTTCTTGTTTCTTAGTTTCAGTTTCTTTAACATTATTCTCAATAATTTCTTTTTGAGCTTTTACAATATTCTTAGGTAAACTTGAAACTAATTTTTTAAGTTCTGAAATTTTATCTGTAACTATAAATCTGTTATCAACACAAGTTGTCCAAAAATTAATTTCAGGTTTAAAGTCTGTTTCTAATATATATGGGCTATATGCATTGATAGTAACAATATCTCCATTAGATTTACGAATAGTTTGAGTTGTATCAGTTCTATTTATAATAACTAATCTCATTTAATAAACCTCCACTTATATAATAATGTTTTAAATAGTAAGGGTATATGCGTGGAGGCTTTAGCATATAAACCCTTAACTATTTAAAACAAATTATATTTTTTATAAAATCTCGTTAAGAAACTTTATAAACTTTTAAATATTAGCCTTCGCCACCGTCATCTTCAGCATTGGAAGGAGTAACTGTGATTGTGCAATCATCAATAGCAAGCTGATTGTAGTAAGCAGCTTCCTCGGCAGTTCTTGTAGTGAACTGAAGTGTATCTCCAGGCTGTATAATAAATTTGAAATAAGACTTAAATGCAGGTACAAAAGCAGGAGTAGCAGGAATTATCTCACTTGCTACGGCATTACCAGTAGCAACAAGTGTAGGAGATATAAAACCTACTTCTTCAAACTCAACAGCTTTAGAAGTCGAGTTATTAGTAATTGTAACAAGCATACCATCCTTCGGAATTGTGAATGTTGCCATAATTATATCTTTCCTTTCTGTAATAATATTTTATTGTTTTAAAAAGTGAACTAATTTTATTTTATATTTTTAATATATAGTATGTTAGATGTACGTTATGATTTTTATTAATAATTTCAAATAATTATTTAAAATTTTAATAAAAATCTTTATTGTTCAACTTACAGTTCTAAAAGTTTACCACAAATGGCTGTAACACACACCCTCTATCCCATTTTATTGGGATTACTTTTTTCATAATTAATATTTGTATAATATTAACAAATATTAATATTTTAATAAAGTTTTTAATTATTTATTATATTAAGTTAATAATTTTTAGGTATAATATTTCAACATCTAACATACATATATAAATTAAGCTAAAATATTCAATTAGTCAACAATTCTACCTCTGAGGTACATTCTGTTGTTAACCATCTTCTTACCATAAGAAGTAGCGTAACCTTGCTGACCCTTGTAATCAGCAGGCATTAATAAATCTGTTGTGAGAATAGGCATATACGGTGCATATACATAACCTGTCTCCAGGAAGTTAGTACCCTTATAACCCATTACAAAGTCATCAGCAGGTAACTGAGGTACTACATATACCTTATACTTACCACCAAGAGTACCAAGGAAGTGAGGACCAACGCCAACCTTAGCGCCAGTACCATCAAAGTTTCTCATACAAGAAATAACAGCACCAACATTAAGACCACATACAATGAAGTTAGGCTGTACTCTCTGAGTAGCACCAAATACAATATTTGCACCCTCAGTAAGTCTTACCCAGAAACTGTCATAATGGTCAACTATGTTAACGCCAATAGGAGCTGTCTTAGACCAAGTAATCATAGGACCAGCTGCTGCCTTAGACATAAGGTCTAATGTAATCTCTGTGTCAATTTCATGTGCAATTTCACCTGCTGCCTGTACAGAAATAACATCATTAATGTCTTTACCATACTGCTTCTTCAGGTCATAAGCTGCATCAAAGCCCCAGTAAGCAGCGAGCTTACGGCTCTTAGCATATATCGGAATCTGCTTGATTTCCATTACCATTTCAGGAATTACATTGTGATAAGGCTCAGTCTTCATATCATTGAAAGGAACTGTTTCATTATCATAGTTGTAAGTCATCATTGTATCGCCTGTAGGCTGTGCACCACTAACTTGGATATCAACAGCACCAGTAGCATAGTTAAGTGTACCAGTTACATTAGGGTCTGTAGGAGATTCAAGTGTAACAACACCATTATTAACAGTAGCAGATTCAATTACAACTGTACCATTATCAAGTGTAGCTGTAAATGTACCAGGAATTACAGGAGTAAAATCAAGGTTAGCATTTGCACCAGCATAAACTTCATCAGTAACTACTCTGCTTGTGTAGTTAGGGTCGCTGTAACCTGTGTAAAGCGAATTGCTAAACATAGTACCAGCAGTAGTACCACCCTTAGTTGTACCATACTCATACTGGAGATAAGAAATTATACCAGCCTTAGAATCCATAGCCTGTGTAGAAACAATTTCACTTGCAATAAGATTAGGAACTACTGCCGTAATCATATCAAGGAAGAATGTCTTAGAAGGTATGTTTTGTGAGTTAGAAGCCTCTATAAGGCTCTGTGTGTTTTCAAGTATTGTAGCAAGTGCAGCTTTCTTCTCTATACCAAAGCTACCACCAGTTTTCTTCTGAACACTTTCAGCAAGTTTAAGATACTTAGCATACTTAGTATATGCAGAAGACTTAACCTGATTCTTTATAATCTGTTCAGAAACAAGATTTGTATTCATTGCCATAATAAAAAATCCTTTCTGTAATTTATTTTTAATCTATGTTATTATAAACTATCCACAACATCTGTTATAAATCTTAAAGAGGAATCAAAATCTTCATCTTTATTCATATTAGTAATGTTTTCAGATAATACTTTATAAGTAGTAGGTTCTTCATAGCTAATAGGTAACTTGTTATACCTATCCTGCTTATCTCTTACATCATCAACTATCTTTCTAATATCTTTTAAGGAAGTAGATTCTTTAATAAGATTTTTAACTGTGTTTGGGCTAATTCCTTGTTTATTTGCATATTCTTCTAAATAAGCGTTCTTATAAGATAAGTTTACTTGTTTAGATTTTTTATATGCTTCAAGTAATTTGTTATATTTAGATTTTAGTTCATCCATTTCCGCCAAACTATTATCCAAATCATTTTCAGTTCTATTTAACTTTTCTAATAATTCTTCATTATAAGAATTTGTATCTTCATTAGTATCTTTGAGCATTTGAATATGTTCGTGTAAGTTATCTTTCTGTGAATCTAACTTTTGTTTAAGAATATCTTGTTTATTCTTATAACTAACAATAATATCATTAGATTCATTTAACTTACATTCTAATTCAGATACTGTTTCTTTTAAGGAATTTACTGTTTCAGTAAGTTTCTTATTTCGATTATTAGAATTTGAAAGTTTTTCAGTTAAGCCATCTATTTCTTTTTCTAATTTACCATTATACTTAGTTTGTTCGGATAACTTATTGTTATCTTCTTGTAACTTAGTAATATTATTAGTTAAAGACTTATTGGTTTTAGATAAACTTTCTGTTTTGCGTTGTTTACGCTGTAGAACTTTTATTTGTTCTTCAAGTTCAGCTATCTTAGAATCGCTATCTTGTAATTGCTTTTTGTAATTCTCACAAACTTTAGTTAAGTTACGTTCTCTTACTTTATAAGCATTTACTTTACAATTTAATTCCTTTAATGAAGCACTCATTGTTTTTACTAATTCCCTATCAGTTTCCTTAATAATAGTCTTATCAGTAGTTTTAACTGATTCATTAGTATTAGTATTAACTTTCTTGGCTTTAGATGAAATAGTCTTTCCCTCTGTAGAAGTTAAATTGTTTTTTCTATCCTTAATACATTCATATAAAGAATGTAAATTAGGAACTTTAGCATTATTGATTGTAGTTTTTATGGCGTCTAACTCCGCTGTAGAAACACAATCGGTTATAGCAGATTTTATAGATTCAGTTAATGCTTTTTTCTTATTGGCATTTTTTACTGATTCCGTATATGTTTGTCTTGCTTTAGCAACTGCTGGAGTTGATACTACATCAAAACAAGCAAATTCATAAGTATCAGGGTCAACTTCTTCACCATTTTCGGTTTCAATTACATCACCTGTACCTCTGCTTGAAACACCCATTTGACAACCATAGTCTAAAAGTGCTTTAAGTATTCTGCCTTGTGGTGTATCTAATATATCAAATCCACCGTATACAAGTCCAGCATCTTCATCTATTTCGTAATCTGTCATAACTGTACAAGCTAATTTTGAAAGAACTTCAAATCTGTCTTCAGGATGGTCAAGTTCTCCAAAGGCTGTTCTTGTTTTAATAGATTCTTGGAAAAGTTCATTAGCAAATACATTTTTCCAAAGCTGTAAGCCGTATAATCTATCATTTCTTGTGGGGTTTTTAAAGTCAGCACAAGGTCCTTCTATTCTACCTATACAACCTTTTCTTAACTTTGCTGATTCAACCAACTTTAGAACACCATTAGTTCTTTCAATAAGATGTGACTTCAATTTGTTTTCACCCCTTTATATTAAAAAACTTATAATAGTAACTACTTTAAAATGAAAAATAATTACTATTATAAGTAGTGTTAGGAATACTATTACATATTAACTATAAATTAATAATTATTTTTATATCTTTTTTGATTAAATTTATTTCTTCTACTAATGGATTGAAATTACCATAAGAAAAATATAAACTTAATGCTTCGGATAATTCAGGTAATCTTGTACATTTTATAAATGTATTTGCTCCTTTAATATCATCTTTAAATTTATGTTCTAATGTAATAGTTCCTTGTGTTATTAATGAAGTAGCTATTTTAATATATGTAGCTACATCTTTACCTTCACAGTTCATTATTTCTTTTATTATCTTATGTGCCTTTTTATTTAATAAAGAATAATGTTCTACTACAGGTAAATCTTCATTTTGATTAAGTAAAAATCTAATAGCATTTTCAGTAGGTTCATCTGAATTTACTGTTTCTCTTATTAGATGTTTACATTCATTATCTTTTTCATACTTGAATAATCTATCAAGACATTCATGTTTATACATTAACATAGTAAAAAGCCTCCTATTTTTAAAATGTTTATGTTTTTATGCTTCAGGTGTCATTGTCGGCTCATTTGTAGGTGGTTCTGGTGCTGGTGCTTCATTAGGTTCGTTACTACCTATAGGTTCTTCTCCACCCATTTCAAATGAAGGTTCACCACCAAAATCAGGTTCACTACCACCAAAATCTGAGCCACCAGAACGACTACCTCCACCGCCAAAATCATCAAAATCATCAAATTCACCATTTTCATTATCCATATCAAATTCAGGATTATTCTCTATATTGTCAATATGCTTTTGAATGATTTCAGCAATTTCAGAAAGTTTAAGTTTATTACTAAATAAATATTGTAATACTTCAAGTCTTTCTTTATCATCTAATTCAGATACTAAATCAATTAAATCTCTTGTCTGTCCTATATCATTATTAAGTTTTTCAGAACGTTCATTATCTTCGAGTGTACTTGGAGATACCATTCTAATGTTAAATTTATTTACATAATCAAGTTTATTATTGATAAAGAAATAATTAAGTAAATCTGTAATACCTTGTGTATAAGCATTTTGTATTCTTATAATAGTATGGGCGTATCTTGAACTAATCTTAGTAAGTGATACACCATTACCTCCAATACCTTCAGGACTATCAAAGTTTAAGAATTGCTTAGGTATTTTTAATGCTGCTAACTTTTTATTATTAAAATAGTCTAAATCTACTATATCTTTAACATTTACATCTCCACCTATGTTTTGTACAGTAATAGCACCTATACCATTTTTGGTAGGTGTATATACCATATTATCCATAGGACCAGGTGAATTAAATGATTTAGTTAAACCAGTATTTACATTCATAGCTATCTTTTGTTCAAATTGATTTTTATATCTATGAAGTAAATTAGTTACATCTGCTTTCGGCATATCACCTACTTCTACTTGAACTAATCTTAATATAGCAGAACGTGTCATTCTATTTAATACTAAACTATCTTCAAGTAATTTTAAAGTCTGTGTAACAGGGTAGGCATCTTCTAATATAGATTTACCTGATTTAACTTTATATATTTTATTATCAGTTCCATCTTCGCCATAAGTTACTTGTAATAATTCTGGATTTCTTTTAATAGATTCAGATAATGATATATGAATAAAACTCATTCTATCATAACTAATAACATTTCCGCTTTCAACTGTTTGTAACGGCTGAGAATTATATATATTATTAGTTTTTATCTTAGAAGCATCACATACTCTCATAAATCCAGCAGTTTTGCCTTTAGTTTGTAAATCAAACATAGAAGCTGGATTTTCTACATATTCAATATATTCTTCATATTTCTTAGTAGGCTCTTCAGGTTTTATTAAAAGTTGACTACTATCATTATCTAATCTATCATAAATAGTAACATAGTCGCTTTCATCACCCTCTTTATATAATCTTAAATATAAATCGCCATAAGTACATAAAGAATATATATCACGCCAACAGTTCTTATTTATGTCTAATACATTTATAAGTCTGTTAGCGGCTTTAACAGCTTCTACATCATCACCTTCTGCCCATATTATCTGTCCATTATCATTATATTGACAAGCATCATCAGCATACATTTCAAGGGCAGCTGCTATGATAGGGTCTTCTAACATCTCTTCAAATCCAGTATATTTATCATTTCGATTAGAAGAAATTGTTCTAAATTCCTGTATAGCTGAAATATCTGATAATAAAGCATTAGTTACATTATCAGATAATTGTAAATAGGTTATATCATCTTTAGCTGATACAACACTATTAACCTTTTCGTCAGGCATAGGTTTTGTTCTCATTTTTAAGCCATTTGAAAATCTTTCAAATAAACCTGCCATTAGTTATCTACCTCCATAAAATATAGTCTATTTTATTAGAATATAATAAAATCATCATCTGAATATCTATTTATCATATTATTAATGTTATTATTAATAGTATTTGGATTATTTAAGGGTTTATCTAATAATCCAACTGCTTTTGGTAATTCTCTTTGTTTTTGATTATTAGGCTTATTTTGCATTAATAATTGTTGAGCTAACTTAGCTTGCTCATTAATCATATCATCTTCATCAAAATTAACTTCTTCAAAAGCATCTACCCAATCAATATTAAATGTAGGATTTTCTTCATAAGTAGAAGCATTATATATGGCACCTGCAAATGAATCTGATAAATCTTTTGAACCATCAATCGGGTGGTCAATTTTTCCAGTAGTATTATCTTTCTGTAATCTTACAAGTTCATTTTCTAATCTTTCATAAGGTATCATACCCACTCTACCATCATTCATAGCTGAACGAGCAGTAGTATATCCAGGTTGTTCACCATCTTTAAGTTTATCCATAGATATAATAATAGCATCAAATCCATTAGTAGTTAATATTTGTCTTGTATCTGCGGATTGGAAACCATCTATAGATATTCTTTTTATATTAAAACCAATTTGTTTTAAATAATATATAAACTGCCTTGATTTCTCTAATGATATTTCATCACCTTGTGGAGCTTTAATGCCTATTGTAAATATATGTTTATAACATCTTTCAACTTTAACTTTATTAACTTCATCAATAGCATTTTCATTTACAATTTTACGTTTACCTACTATTGCTATTAATGTAATACCTGTAATATCGCCTTTTAATGAAGTATCTAAATGTATAAATTGTGGTGCTGACTTAGTTTCTTCGGGTATGACTTCCGGGTGAAAGAAATCTTTAAGTTGTAGTTCATCGTGTAAGCCTATTTCTAATACTTCCGCACCAAAAGGTTTATTATATTCCGCCATATAACACTTACTAAATAAAGCATAATTAAAGAAACTTGTAGTACCAATAACAGATATACCAGCCAAATTCATTAAAGCCGTGTTTATATTAAGAATAAAACTTTGTTTTAAATCTACTGGAACATCTATTATATTATATCCTTGCTCAGTAATATCTTTTAAGAACTTTTCATCATTTTCAAAATCTTTAGGAACTATATAGGATTCTAATAATCTATTACCTACTGCTACTTTAAATGTTTGTTCACTATAAGTTCCTTTAGGCTTAACTATCCATTGCGGTTTATCTACTACTAACATATTCTTAGATTCTTCTGTACTTTGTAATTTTCTTACATAGGATTCCAAGAAGTCGTGTTCTGATTTTTTAGAAGATACTAAGAACATTCTACCATACTGTTTTCCATTAACAATAAAACGTGAGTTAATACGTTCTTTTATCTGAGTATAAGTGTCCATAACACCATTTTGTGCGGTAAGAACATCTACACCTTTTAAGGCAGCTCTTGTAAAATCACATTCATCCATTAAAGCGGCATAAATCTGTTTACCTAAAAAATGTCCTGCTTTAGAGCCATAAGACATTGTTATATGTTTAGGCGGATTATATCTTAATACTTTCTTACCTGTAATAGTTCCTCTTTCTAAAAACCAAGGACTATTTAATAAATATTCATGCATAGTATTATATGCTACACCTTCTGCAAGTTCAATAGTAATATTACAGAAAGCAATAGTAATTTCATCACCCTCATTAAAATGGAAAAATTCGTGAGGATTTCTAAGACACATAATTCTATATAATAAATAACATAGACATACAACAGCAGTTCTTGTTTTACCAATACCAATAGCACCAGTTAAAACTATTTCTAAGTATTCTTCTTCATCTGAAAATACTTGCTGATATATGTCTTTCCAAAACGGATAAATAGAAGTACCTTGTCTTGTAGATTTACCTAAATATTTATCATCACTAATAAATGTAATAATGTCAACAGGAATTTCCTCATAATCGGCGTTCCACATATCTTCTAATATTTGAGAAAACCCATTATCAGCAAATTCCTGTAATATATCTAATACTATTTGTTGTTCTTCAGAACTTAATTTATCAAATTTACTCTTATCAATGTTAAGAATAGATTCTTTATTTAAATTCATCAAATCTGCCTCCAAGATATGCTGAATAGTTATGTTATGAATTTTATAGTATTAGTTAGTATAGTATTTATATTATAAGTTATTATTTTCATAAAGTTACTTTTATAAGTTATAGAAAAATAAAAAGTGGAAACAAACTGCAAATTGTTTCCACTTTTAGATTACTTTATTTAGTTATTAGTTATTAGTTATTAGTGATTAATGAGGGGGTGAAAAACCAATTAGTCTAAATCTGTGATTACAAAAGTATCAGAAAAATTCTGAACTGTTTCTACAAAAGTATCTAAAATGGTCTTATTAATTTCAAGCCACTTAGTTTCGTTTTTGCCGAACTTAACTTTTATAGATATCTTTTCATCATCAGTTTCTATATCATTAAGTTCATTCATTAGTTCAGTAATAGTATCTTTATCAAAATCACCTGCTACACTATATGCTTTAACTTCTCTATGCGGATAAGGAGTAGGCGTAGGTGTCATAACACTTTCATTACTAAGTGCTTTTCTATAATGTTTTGGCAGTTTAGGTCTTTTACCAAAAACACTTATTTTACTATTATCTTCTGGTTCATCTATATAATCTACTTTACAAGGTATTACCATAATATATCAATTCCTCTCTATATAAGATATAAGTGTAAAAAATTAAATTAAGATTACATATAAGTCATATCTAAATCTTCTACATTTTCAGGATATTTTTGTTTAAGTTCTGGCATCCATTTTAGCATTATATAATAAACTTTATCCCAATCAGTATCTGTGGAATAACCGAACAAGGCATTTCTAATAATAATAACTTCCGGGGCACTATTACTTAAATTGTTTAAAACTTCTTTAGTAAATATTGTTTTTATAATGTTATCTCTATCAAAAATAGATTCTTTAATTCTTATTTTCTTTACTGACATAATTAAAAATCTCCTTTTTAATTTTTTTTTATTTTCTACAATTATGACAAGTATAGTGGTCAATACCAGCACGTTCACCAAGCATAGTCCAACTAATACTATGAATAGTCGGTAAATCAAGATTATAATAATCAATAATCAAATCTTTACAATGCTGATTATTTATACATTTGTCAAGAAAAACCATACAAGAATAATCTGTAAATTTATTAGTAACTAAGTCGTAGTTAGGGTCTATCATAATTCTTCCTCTCGGAAAATAATCCCATTCTACTTCCTTACCATCAACTAAATAATCTTTACTAAAATTATGCCAACTATTCTGATGTGTTTTGCCATTAAGAGTAAAGTCATAATTGTAATGTGGAACTTCACTTGTAATTCCAACAACTTCATTATCAATTATCCAAAAATAACCTTCATAAGGATAATTAATGTTTTCTTTTAAAATAACCATACTAAATCCTCAATTAAACCTAATTTATAATAGTCAATCTTCTTATTTAAAGTAATTTAATAATTTCATCTAAATGCTCTTGTCTGTATAATTCATCATCTATTTGTTCTTGTGTAGGCTCTTTATCACGATTGTTAAGTAAGTTATCTATTTCAATATCATCTGTTAGATACTCTTCCATAATACGAGATATGATTTGCATTTTAGCACGATTAGAACAAATAAGATTATAGTATTCATTAGCTGTCATACAATTACCTCATTTCAATATCTTCACAAGATTACATATAAGTCATATCTAAATCTTCTACAATTTTTTTTACAATATCAATGTTTATTTTTGAAATCACTTAATGTTTGTCTAACTTTATTATACAATTCATCTATATCAGAATACCATTCATTTTCATATTTTACATAAATGTATTCTACAGGAATTGTATCTTTATCAGTTAAATTTTTGTTTAATATATAATAGTCTTTTGTTCTATTCTTTAAATAATTTAATTGTTTATCTTTAGCATCTTGTTTAGTTTCGTTATCATTCCATTTAGGCAAGTCGTGGTCAGAAACTCTCATACCAATAATTAATTCTACTTCTTCTGAATCATAATCAGATTTATTACAAAAAGTAAAATACATACTTTTTGAATCAGAAGGCTTACCAGGTTCTAATTCTTCATAACCAAAATCAATAATAATATTAGTTATGTTATCAATAATATCTTGAACATTATTCTCAACATCAATAGTTTCATTGAGTTCAATATTATCTACTACTATTACAATGTCTAATGAAATTTGTAAAATATCAGTATCTAATTCTTCAATTAATATCATTATTAATCTCCTTGTTCATTATAATAGTTTTATCATAATTCAAAATGGCTACAAGATTATGATTTTGGTCAATGATATAGCAAATATTAGTTTCAACACCTTTATCAGTTTCTTTAATATATGCTTTATCAACATATTCATTATTTAAAGCACTAATAGCTTCTGTAATAGTTTCAAATTTCATTTTGGGTAAATCTTCACAACAAGCTATATATGCAATACGATTAAATGGGTTTATAGTTGATAATGGTAACTTTTTTAACAATTTTGGATTTGACCTACTCCAAATCGAACCAATTCCATATTTCATAATACAATACTCCTTTATATAAATATAATATATCTTTATAAATATAGTATAACATATAAATATTAATATATTGTATTATATATGTAAATAAATAATTAAATTAAAATTATTTAAGTCCAATATCATCGATATATAAGAAATTACCACGTTCATCTGTTTCTAACTCTTCAGTAGATGATAAATCCATATATTCGGCATTATCTGGCCATCTGTAATATGAATATTCACCATCTTCATAATCATATACAGTTACATAATAACCGTCTTGGCACATACTCCATACCCAATCGTACATATCAGATGCATTAGAAAATTGTTCAGAATCAGCTAATCCGCTATATCTTTTATTATAGTATGCTTTACCCTCATATACTATATCACCAGAATCTAAGTCATTATAGTCATCATAATCTTCAGTAAACATTTCTTCTCTTTCTTCATCTATTTTATTTACAATAGGAACTAAAAGCTGTTTGAAATCTACTCCATATTTATTAAACCAACGTTTAACCATATCACTTGTAACTCTTACACTACCTTTTTCAAGATAGTCATTAACATTGGACTGGAATAAATCTAACATAGCTTCATAGGCTATAGAATAAGATTTACGTCTTCTATTCTTTATTTCATTATAAAGTTTTTGTGTATTAAATAACCACATATCAATACTATCTATTAAGTAATCTTCAATTATCTTACCATTCTCAACATATAAATCATCTAATGCAGATTGAACAGAAGATGTATAACCTTTATTAACTTCTTTAATAGTAATCATTTATATCACCTACTTTTAGAATATCCAAATCCAGTAACATTTGCTTGAATTACACTATAAATTGCTTCTCCAATTTCATAAGCCATATCAAACATAATATCATCAGCTTCATCTACGGGAATATTAGTTTCTTCATCCATTACTTCATACTCAAATAAATCTGTATCTATTAAACTATTATCTATATCTACATAAATTTTAGTTTCATCTTCATTATCACCATAAAGGTTTACATTAAACCAGAACTTAAATTGAATATTTTCATCACCTTTGGTTAAATTACCAACTCCAAAGAATTGAGTTCCGCCAAAGCCACCAAATTCATCTTCTTCAAAATAAAAAGCATTATCTACTTCATCAAGAGTTCCATCAAAAGTTAATTTCCAACCCTTGATAATATCAATAGGCTTTGTATGACTAATATCAACCATAGAATAACCGTTATCTATATGATGATACATTTCTTCTTTAAGACTTTCATTACATTCTTCAAGTTCTTCAAAACTAATACCCAATCTATCTAACAGTTTATTATTCATAGTTTCTGGATATATGTCATAATATTTAAGTTCATCAGTAGATAAAGGCCTATCTATCCATATAGCTGTATAATAGTTATCTAAATCTTTGTATTTACCTATTTTAACATCTTTCGGTAATGTACCAGGTCCAATGCCGTGTTTAGTTATATACCAATAAGGACATTTACTATCTCTTTTGCTTTCCCACGGTATGTTTTCTTCTCTAATAGTAATCATAATTATTATCTCCTATCTTTATTTCTGTTTTTATTTGCAATCTGTTTATTACTCATCAAATCAGATTCTTGAATTGTCTTAATAATAAGGCTTGCTTTCTGAGAATCTTTACATAAATTCAGTAAGCCTGAAACATTATTAGTACAATCAAAATTAGTAATATTCTGATTTAATGAAGCTCTTATAGTATTAATTTCAGTATCATAAATAATAGTAAGATTTATGTTGCCGACATTTATAATACCTTTATTAACACTGTTTGTACTTTTATCAAAATACACAGCGTCAAGATTTGAAGCAATATCTTTTAATTCATCAGTTATATAAGAATCTAAATCTTCTTCTTTTAAAATAATCAATTCAAATCACCTCACAGTAAACTTACTTTTAGATTATTATATTTTGCGTATCTATAAGCATTTGAATTTTCATAACAGAATATAGTAGCATTACTACAATTACGAAACGCTCCTTGTTCAATGTTAGCAGCTGTATTTCGTATATAAACTGCTTTAAGATTTATACAATTTTTAAAAGCAAATTTACCTATATTTTCCACACTACTTGGTAAGTCAACTGTCAATAATCTATTACAGTCTAAGAAGCAATTTTGACCTATGTGTTGTAAACCGCTTGGAAATCTAACACCAACCAAATTTACACAACCACTAAATGTACCTTGTTCAAGAGAGATTATGGAATCAGGTAAATTTACCGATTTTAGTCGTTGACATCTATAGAAACAATCTGCACCGATTTCTTTAATAGAATCATATAAATCAATCTTTTCTAATCTAATACAATTAGCAAAACTGCCTTTACCTAATTTTGTTATATTTTTATTAAGTTCTATAATGGATAAGTTTTCACATAAATAAAAGGCATAATCTCCGACATATTCAATATTATTTGGTAATGTTACATTATTAAGTTTGAGACAACCCTGAAATAAATTTGATGCAATATATTGTACATTATCAGACAAGTTTATGGATTTTAATGCCTTACAAAATCTAAAAGCCGCCTTACCAATAAGGGTTACATTATCATTCATATCCACATTTAATAAACTATAACAATTTGAAAATGCTTTTTCAGAAATAGTTGTAACACCTTCCGGAATAGTGAAATCTCCAGATATACCACTATTAACACTAATAATAGTACCTTTCTTAATAGTATATGTATTATTAAGTTTAAATGCAACTATATCTGAATTTTCTTCTGTAGTATTAGTAGTAAACCTAAACTTTAGTTTAGTTAATTTGTTTATCAAAATTTCTCACCTTCCGTTTAGATTTTTTAATCATAATGTAAATCAGCTTGTACACCTTATAATATTCTTTTTACAATATTCTATAATGTTATTATTGTTAGTGTGAATAGTAACATTATCACAATGTTTAAATATATCGTCACCCAATAATATATTTGATTTACCTTCAAAATATACATCAGTTAAGTTAAAATTATCCTCAAATACATAATCCCCAATTTCTTTTACTGTATCAGGAATTGTAATCTTAGATAAATTACAGCCACTAAAAGCATAAGCGTCTATACTTAATAGATTATGACAACTACCGAAATTTATATCAGTTAATGACTTACAATACATAAAGGCACCGGCCTTTATATACTGTACATTCACAATAACTATTTCGGATAATGATGTATTAAATAAAAAAGCATTATTTGGTACTGTATCTATACCAACAAGATTTATACTTCTTAAATTTTCACAATGGGCAAAACAGTTTTCCCCTATATTAGAAAAACTACCTTTAAAGTTAAAATTTTCTAAGTTACAACAATTATAAAATGTATTATTTCCTAAAGATAAATCCTTAACTGGAGCTGTAAAGTTTATGTTCTTTACATTAATACATTCTTTAAAGCTATCATTACCTATATTATTAACATAATTAAGTATGTTAATGCTTTCAACTTTATCCATATATTGATATTTATAATCTGAAATAGTTTCTATATCCATAACATTTAATACATCTTTATTATATTCAGAAAGTATATTGTTATTTATATATTCAACTGATATATCTTCTTCCGTTGGTTGATAAGTACCTTGTTCTATTATTTCAGGTTCTTCGTGTTGTTCTTCTATAATATCATCTACAGCATTAGATAAAGTTTCTTTATATTTGTCAACAGATTTCCTATTAAATAATCCCATTGATAAGCCTCCATTTTATCAACAATATTATTTATCGTCTGCCGCACATTATTTCATATACGGCAGACATATACAATTAATATCTATCAATCTTTACAAATTTCTTTTTAGTACGTTCTTTTGACTTTGGTATTTCAAATGACTTAGAACCCTTCATCGAAAAATGCTTAGGTTTATAAATATCATCAATTTCGCCAATAGTTAGTTTAGTTTTATTATCATTATTGTTTTCATTTTCTATATCAACTAAGCCATTGCTGTTTGATATAAAATTAGCTATACAAGCATTTATTCTTTCTCTACATTTTTCTGCCTGATTAACTACATCACCAGTAGTAAGAGCCACTAAGTTATCTATATAAGTTTCAGCATTGCCTTGAAAACCTTGTAGTAATTTATCTCTTTCAAAAGCACTATCTAAATCAACTACAATTAAATCTTCCATTAGTTTCACAAAATTTACTTTTAGATTAGAGTATTCTTTATGAATATATAAGTTCATAGGCTGTCTATTCATTTGAAAACCTAATTCACTTAACTCAGTACAAATATTATCTACAAACTCAAATAGTAAGTCGGCGGTAAACTCATTTATATCTTCGCAATCATCAATAAGCTGATATAGATATTCTCGGTCTAATACTTTAATATATTCCTCTTTGAGTATAATCATACTATCACCCTTACTTTAAAAGTAATGAAGATTTAATTACCTTAATAGCCTCTCTTATCTCCTTACAATTCTTTTCTTTTCTAAGTAAAAGAGATACTTCGGATAACTTATTTATAGCTTCTGTTCTAATATCTCTTTTTATACGCTTTCTTGATACACTTTCGTCCATTTCTTCATCAGGCTCAGGATAAACTTCATCAATAAGAGACTGAATATCATCAGCTAAAGAATACATAGAACCCATTATAGCTACTAACTCAGCTTT